ATTTACTGCGGTATTGCTGAAAGCAACTATATAATATAATTTTACGCCTCGCCGGTCGCCGGTTTTTCGAGCCGTTGCACACGACTGCCTGTCGGTTCGCTCGTGCCCGTGCCGTGTTTGCAGATTGCCCCTCCCCGCCTTGGCGGGGCTCCGGGCAAGGCCCGTCTGGATGGCGGGGCTTTGGAAGAGCGGCGGTGTAGAATGGCATGTAGTTGTCTTGCTAAAATTCCATATGCCGATGGTTATGACCCGTGTCCGGTCGGATAACGAACGAGGTACTTCCGGAGAGAGCGATGCTGACGACGTTTCTGCCATGACAGTCTGGCAAGACGGCTGTTATTCTCGCCTGCCGACCGTAGTTCGGAAAGGGTGGATCCGTAACCGTATCTGCGAACAGCGGTAAGCGGGAACGGAAGGATTTCCGAACGTCGGTATATCTATACTAACTAAATAATATCTGAAAATCGAATTTGACGAGAAGGCTTATCGAACCACGAAGTATCATGCTCTCCTTGACGTGATCTATCGGCAACCGATGGATTGAGAAGAACAAAAAAGAAGACTTCTCAGAAAATTCTGAAAAGTCTTCTTTGGTACCCCCTCAGGGGCTAACGGCTTGTCTTTTTTAAAATTAGAAATTCATTGATATTATGGCTATTATATTTGATTATCCGTGCTTTATACAGTTTTATTTGCGACAACTCAGGACAAATAATGACATTTATATTTGGTTGAGTGGTGCAAAAAAGCTAAACTTGCACCACCGACACTTACTCGTACACTAATGGCTACAATATCTGCTTTTGTCCGTACATCTAAGAACAAAACTAAATGTAAAGTTCGATTTCGTATCCGTGACGGACGAGACATTCAGCTTTTTTACACATCAAATTTAGAAATAAATCCGATACATTGGGATGCCAAGCGGCAAGAAATTAAATCGAAGGTAGTATATGATACTATCGAACGGACGAAATTCAATACCAATGTAGCGAAGTGGAAGACAATTTTATTGGAGGTGTATACTTCGTTGTCCGATAAGGAGAATCTATCTTCTGAATCGTTCTGTGCTGAAGTGGATAAGTATTTGCATCCTGAAAAATTCCATTTGCAAAAGCAGGGATTTTTTGAGTTATGTGATGAATTTCTTCTGAAACGCAAATTATCGCAAGTTCGTCAGGCCAATTTTAAGTCTTTGTTTCGGGTATTGAGGCGGTTTGAGATATGGAGACAGACAAAGGAAGAAGGCTATGTTTTAGACATAGATACTGTGTCATTAGACGATTTGTATGTCATCGATAATTATATGAGGAATGAACATATAATTGCGTCTACTCAACCTCAAATATATATGCAGGTTCCAGACTTTCGTAAACCGAATCCAAGAGGCCCCAATACGATTAGCGGTATGATGAAAAAACTGCGTACTATCTTTATTTGGGCCGTTGATAATAACAAGACAACGAATAACCCGTTTAAGAAATATACAATTGAAGATTGTGTTTATGGTACGCCTTTCTATATATCCATAGAGGAACGGAATAGGGTGTACCGTACTAATCTTACCCGGCATCCAAAACTATCTATTCAGCGAGATATATTTGTATTCCAATGTTTGATAGGTTGCCGGATAGGTGATTTGTATACATTGACGAAGGATAATCTAATTCGTGGAGCTATTGAGTATATTCCGCGTAAGTCTAAGGATGGACGGCCTGTAACAGTGCGTGTTCCTCTTAATTCTGCGGCTTGTGAAATATTGGATCGCTATGCAGACTATGAAGGGCCGTCGCTTTTACCATTAATCAGTGAACAGAAATATAATAAAGCTATCAAGCGGATATTTCTCGCGGCAGGGTTGAAACGCAAGGTAACAATCCTAAACCCTCTGACAAGAGAGCCTGAGCAACATCCTCTTTGGCAGGTAGCTTCTTCACACATGGCCCGACGTACTTTTGTCGGAAACCTGTATAAACAAGTCAAAGACCCCAATCTTGTCGGTGCATTATCTGGCCACAAGGAAGGCAGCAAAGCATTTGCCCGTTATCGGGACATAGACGAGGAGATGAAGGTAGAATTAGTCAATTTATTGAGCTAAATTTCGCCTCAGTTCCCCAACAACAGTTTCGTGAATGGGTACGCACCACTCACTGACTTCCAGTAAAGAAAGTAGATACTTCGTATATTCATTCATAGCTTTTGCATTTACATTTACAACAGATAAATTCATGAATATCCGACCATAGGAGCGTATTCACGTTTCCGGTCAGATAGGCAACCTCTTCACCTTGCATGGCCATTCCGGTTGTGGTGGCGATGTCGTCGCAGAGGTGGCGCAATTCGTGTTCGAAAGAGTTTAGAAACTGGGACTGCGACGATGCGAGGCCTACAACTACGACCGACTGTCGCATACGTTTATTCGAGTAGGTAAATCCCGAATCCATGTCCGCACGTTCCAGATTTCCGCGTACACGTTCCAAAATTGGCAGAGGACACTTTATCTCCTCCAAAGACGAGAGGATAGAGTGTGTATGATAGCCATGTACGGCAAAATAGAATCGCACCAGCCAATCATATTTCTCTATCCTCAAATCCCGAACTTTCATATCCCAGTTGAATATATCTTTTCTACCCGTACACGACTTCTTGTGAGGCGCGGGCGTCGTCTGCTGTTACAACACATCCTTCCAGGGCACATTGGTTCCCGATCCGATCAGGTCTGCGAAGTATCGAGTGAAAGGCATTCCCGGATAGGAATCTTTGTCATCGATATAGTCCTTGATGAATCGTGCGAGATGTTGCTCGTCCATGATCGAAGAACCCCAATAATCCGATCGCGCCATGTTTGCCGTATATACGGCATCATAACCGTTATCGTGTTCAAGTAGGATTTCGTGGGTCTTCAGTAATTTGTCCACCTGCTCTTTGGAGAGCGGATTGATCTTCTTGCCATCACGGTCCTTCATGCGGTCAATGGCAAATTCCGCCATCTTTTGAGAAAAGGACCATCCGTTTTTTTGAAGATATGCCTCGATGTCCTCGGGCATTTTGTCCCGGACATCTAATCTTTCTCTATCCATATGTCTCGATATTGAAGGGAGGGGACAAAATCCCCTCCCTGGTTCGACTTGTTTACCTGCGAACGTAACGTCCCGTATAGGGACTCCGCCCTCGGCGCTCGCTATATTCGTCGCCGCCATACTCGCCGCCACGCTCTCCGTAGCCGTCTGGCATATAGCCGCCCATGTGGCGTTCTCCGTATCCGCCACGCATTTCGCGTCGTGCATCCTCGTAGCCACATTCGTATGCTTCGCGAAGTTTGCGCTCGATCATCTCATCTCCGCGCTCGCCGTATCCGTCACCACGGTATCGGCCTTCAATTTCCCACATTCTCATGATTTGCTTGTTTTTTGAGGAGTTTGCGATTTAAGAAGAGCTTCAAGCATCGATTTCATGGATACCAGATCGTCTTGTGAGCGACGAAGTTCTTGAACCTCTTTTCTTAGGCTCTGCATCTCCTCCTCCCGTTGCGCTTGACCCGCGTATGCGGGGCTAATCTCGCGCATGATCTGATCGAAAATATCCAGATTGGCCTTGTGTCGTTCGTAAGAGTCTACGACATTTTGGCTCTGCTGTCGTGCAGCGTTTACTGCGTCAATAAGCCGTTCACGAGTGGTCGTGACTGTAAGACCCTCCTTTGTTGCCATGTCGGAATTTACAGGGACGACCCATTTCTGGTCACCCACAGGGAAACTGACTGAAGGCTGCGCCGGCGGGAAATTTCCCGGAGTAGGGAAATATGGTTGCGGAGCCTCTTCAAGTGTTGCCATGTAATATTTCGGAGTTCCACGCATATCGAGCACGTATATTGGGGCTCCTTTCGTTAAATTCGCAAACATCTTCGGTTAATTGTTTTGTGAAGGCTGGGGGAGAGGACAAGCCCCTCCCATTGCCTTCGGTTAATTATTTTTCTTCGGACTCAGACGGCCCCTGTCATCAGTTGCAGGGTGTCGGTCTGCTTGTCGTAGAAGAGTTGATATACACCCGTTCCCGTGATGTCCGAGACGGTAACGTCCGCACCCGAATAGGTCGTCAGGTTCTTGGTCTGGCCGTTGGTCTCGAAGAGTACGGGAAGTGTTCCCGTAGTGCCGGCGGGAATGGCCTGCGCAAGCTCTACCAGCACCAGCCCCCGATACCATGAATTAGCGAATGCATGGTTGGGGAAGGAGAACACGACGCCCGTAGTGCTGACGGTTACTCCCGTAGTTTGAAGAACGGGGATACCCCGACGGTTGACGTACTGAAATGGGAATACTGCCATAGTATACCTCCTTTCCGCTAACCCCAGAAACCGTTTCCTCCGAAACCGTAGCCGGCGCCGAAGCCCAATCCGAATTGGGCGGCCACACATGCAGGCATAGCGTACACCTGCGGATTTGGAACTACGGTTGTAGGTGGCAAACCGCATTCGATCTTTGCCAGACGGCTGCTCAAATCACCGATTGCCGCATTGACGGGGGCCACTGCCTGCGCCTGTGCCTGCATGATCGTCGCCGTCTGATGTTCCTGCGACAGCTGACCGGCCAGCGCCGTGCTCTTGGCACGTTCCGCATCCAGCTTGTTCTGCATCTCGCGCATTTCCAGCTGGCAGAACTTGTCGTTGATGATCTGCGTCTGCGCGTCGATCTTCGAACCGAGGACGTTGAACTGCGTATTGGCCGCGTTGGTCAGCGTGTTGGTCTGGTTGAGCGTGGCCAGCTGACTTTCATACCCCTGGCGCTCGATGGCAGTGCGGACGTCGCAGCAGCACGATGCCATCTGCGAGAGCACCTGAGAATTGCCCGACTGAATGGCGTTGATAATCTGCTGTGCCGAGAGCCCCGATTGTGACTGGATGTTGCAGAGTGCCGTTTGAATCTGCTGTACAGAACAGTTGAGCGACGAGGCGAGCTGGTTGATCGCCGTACCATTGCCCTGAATGGCGTTCATCAGAAGCTGACGTCCTGCGTCACCATTCAGCTCGGCGGGAAGATTCTGAAGGCCTCCGCGACCACCGAAACCGCCCCAGCCGTTACCACCCCAGATGGCCCAAAGCAGAATCATCCACATCCACTCCCAGCCATAGCCGTTCCCATAACCATTACGGTTGTTGCCGTTCATCAAGGCAGCTACGAGGTTGCCATCCATCGCGCCACCGTTGTCGAACACTAAAGTTTTCTCGTTCATGTTATTGACTTTTTACATTGTTACGTCCGTTCGGCGGACATTTCCGTTGAGCTCACAATGCAAAACTACAGTGTCAAGATGCGATGGGCAACGTTTTAATTCTTAGTATATTCATAGTTAATTCCTATTTTGTTCTCTATACGGCGGAGTATCGTTCTAAATATAATTCCGCTGTGTTTGTATCGAGTGTTGAATAAAGCTGATATTTGCATGACGGCACGATACGACAACCCCATCATACGGGCAATTTCTGAGGCCCGAAATCCATTTCTTAATAATAAGTAAACCAAAATGTATCGAGCATCGACCACTTCGGCAACTCTCTCGTGTGAAATGATTCTTTCTTCGGCTATTTCAGTCTCAACGGATACCTGATTTAGCAATTTCGCAAATATCTCTGTTTTTCGCATCGCTTATTCCGTTTTTTTGTTTACCTTTGCTATACCCCTGTACAATACAAATGTCCCACACTCACGAAAAGGAATAGTCCTCAGCGCGAGTGTGGGATTTGTACAGGGGTGTACTTTTTCTGCGAAAAACGTTGGGGACTTTTTATACTCTCTCCCCAAAGAGTTCATCAATAGGAATTAAAAACTAAATATAGTCAATGTCGCACGAGCCGCAATATAGCTCTTTTCTTGAAGCGGATTATAGCCGAGTATTATATCACCTCCCCATCTTCCTCTCGTATAGCGTCCGTAGACGCCCGCCCACTGGTTGTATGGATCGATTCCGAGGGCGAGTCCCATTTCCCAGCGCGGCGGCCGCACCTCGGTATGCAGTTTTGTAACCGTAATCTCACGGAAAACCGGCTTTACTACGGCCGAAGCCCGCAACAGCCGGTTTTCTCCTACGGTCGCATCAACAAGGAATGTTCCGGTCGAATCGGCGGAGAAATCCAGCCGGTAATCCCGTTCGAGCAGATAGTCGGCGATGATTGCGGCTGTATCTACACTCATGTATTTCCACACCGTATCGGCCGGTTCGCGCACCGCGACCGGATAAGGTTCCCGAATGGTGTCGTACACGGGAACCGGCCACGGCACCCATCGGGTAACGGTACTGTCGCGCATTTCGACGGAAGCCGCCCCGCGGCGGTAGCCCCAGCCGAAAAACAGTGAACCGACGATGAGCACGGCCAACAAGTATGCGAGCAGTCGTCTCACAGATGCAACACCTGCCTTCGGTTCTTCCCGTCGGCACGGTATGAAATATGGATCCAGCGGCCCCGATTCTCGTCGATGAGCTGGTCGAAGGGGATCGCGCTGGCTGCGATGCGTTCGAACAGCCGCAGATTATCCGCGACGCTGCCGGTGGTGATGTCGGCCGCTTCGCCCTTCATGTGCTGGCTTGCCGCAGCTCCGCCGACGGCTGCGTTGAGCGCCGGCGATCGGTAGCCGCTGTTCACGCCGATCGGCTTGCCCCAAAGTTCGCGCACGGGATCGAGGCATTCGTCCATCAGCGCATTGAGCCGGCGAATGACATCGTGCGACGGCGCGTTATCGATGCTGCGCGCTGCGGCCGTATCGGAACGCAGCAATTCGGAAAGGGTGAAATACGTTGCCATACCTATCCTTTCATTCGGTCATACCACATCTTTGCCCGCCAGCCTGCGGCGGCTCCTGCGGCCGCCCCGAATCCTGCGCAGAGCGTCGCCGTAGTGCGGATGCCGCTCGGCAGGAGGTTGAACAGAACGACCAGCGCAATGACGGCGGCCGACATGCAGAGCGCGATTTTGACTTGCTTTTTCATGGCTTTTACAGTATTAAGGTTGAAGCGATTTATACGTTATCGATACTCGGGCAGCAGGTATTGGATGTTCATGGCCGCCGTGTGCATGATCTCCCGCGCATTCTCCTCCGATACGGACAGCGGGCGGGTGAACTCGCAGAAGATGCTGCCTATCCAGTCGTGGCGGTTGTCGTTGAGCCGTTTGATGATGGCCGCCCGACATCCGTAACTCGAAAGGATGGACTTCGCATATTTGTCGTTCACCTGCTCGTCGATGTCCGTGATGTAGAGGAAGAGGTTCTTCACCAGATCGCTGCTGAACTTCGGCACCTCCGAAATCGGAAGGCCCTGCATGTGCGGTTTCATCGGTTCCACCCCTTTGCGCTTGACCTCGTAATAGACGGACAGCAGACTCTCGTTGCCGAGCGGATGCGGCTGTACGATATAGACCCGATCGGCATCCAGCTCGTGCAGGACGCTCCACAACTCACCGTACACGATAGACGAATTGTCGGCCCGACGGATGCTTTTCGTCTCTTCGTCCTTTTTGAACTTCTCGATTTTCAGGTCGGTCAGCTTGTTTTTGCTGTACTGGTTATAGGCGAACCACGCAGCGATAATAGTCCCGAGGGCACTGATGATTGCGGGGAGATATTCCATAGCGATTTCAAAGGTTAGGCGTCGTGTACATGCAGTGATTCCACCTCTTCGCGCTGCGCCACCCGCCCGGCTTCGAGCTCGGCGAGGATCATCTCGTTTCGGTTGTACTCGGCGTTCGCCTCCTGGTATCGAGCGAAGTCTTGGGGATAGGTCTCGCGGAACGATGCGCCCGTCTTACTACATTTTGCGGCCCGTTCGTCCGAAGAGGCCATGATCGCACGCAGCGCCAGCTGCCGCGATTGCAAAGCGTCGATTCTCTTTTGCAGTTCTTCCATGTTCATAATAGTTTTCGTTTTACAAGGCGGAGACGGGCCGCACGATATTCGCATTGTATTTACTGTTCACAGCGCCTGTGACTCCCGTACTTCCGTCATACATGAATGGATAGCGCATGTTATATTCGCAGGATGTCCACGGATTGAAATTAGCGCCGTAGCAGGTGGCCTTGCCCAGATGCGACAAGGTACGATTCACAGGGTCACGTTCTACCTCTGCGGAAGTGGCTGCACGGTCGTACATAAGCAGGTAGACCTCTTCGATCGACGGCAGCCACCAGCCGCCCGCTTCGAGCCCTGTCGTCGCACCTTCGACCGCGACGCCGTATTCGAGAGCGGCAGCAGCGGCCGGATAGCAGGGTTTGCTCTGACCGTAAATATCAGTGAAGCGCAGACGTCCGATCTTTGCCGTGTTCGTCCTGCCGTCGCGCAGCATCGCTCCGTAAGCGCTCGGATACTGAGCCATGTGCTCGCCGAAGAGATACGACGCATAATCCGCATAAGCGGCCCGCAGTTTGGTGCAGAACTCCGACGTCTCGAACGACGCCTGATTGACGATCGTCGCCGAACCGAGCGGGATATTCGATGTCGGGGCTGTGCCGTTGGCCGAATAGTATTGCAGGAATTTTTCCATATTACAGCCTGCGGGCGACGTGACGATGCCGTTGTTCCTGCGGACATATTCGATCGTCTGCCCCTTGTCGAGCAGTACGCCGGTCAGTTTCGTCTGATAGTTCGTATCGTCGGGCCGCGTCGTGAGTGCCGCCCCGCTCACCGCTTCGACCGTCGTCCACGACTCCATATATCCGTTCGACGTGAGAACGACGCGCCCTGTCGCCTCATCCGCCGCTGCTGACCAGCCGCCGCGATCGGTAACAGACAGATCCACCTCGCCCGTTCTCAATGCCGTATTGACAGCTGCTGCGAGGTCGGACAGCGTAGTACCGGCGGTATAGGTAATCGTCTTTTCGTATGTGTAGGCGAATTTCAATACGATCGTTCCGCCGGCCGGGAGATCGAAGCCCGACAGGGCGACTTCGTAGGAGTAAGCCCATCGCTGGGCGCTTGCAACATTGTCGAGCGAGACGATCAGCACCTTGTCGCCCTGCCGCGCATAGACGACGGCCAGCGGGGTGAGGCTTTCGGGTAGCTGTGCGGCCGAGAGGGTCGCACCCTTGACGAACCGGATCGCACCGGCCGTCCTGTCGTAGACCGCGCAGTCGCCCGCGGCGGCCGCATCCTTGCCCACGACGACGTTCACGCCGTCGTAGATGATTTCGTTGTCGCTCGCGATGAGCGAGACGGCCGAGAGGGTCGACAGACGATTCGTGTCGGAGGCATACGCCGCACGATCCGCATATTTGTTTACTTGTGACATGGTATCGAGGTTTTAGAGGTTTTTCCAATCCGACACGGCCGCGTTGCCCGTGGATTTGTAGACGGCGCCCGAGGCGGTGTCGATGTAGAGCTGGCCCGCACGGTCGGGTGCTTTCGCCGGGGCGCCGCTGCCTGTCAGGATCAGGTTGTTCGAACCCCACACGCCCAGCTCCCTGACCTGCAACGCGGGGATCACGGCGGCGCCCGACAGCACGGCCATGAGCGTCCGTTCGAGGGTTGTGACCCGGGCTTCGAGGCTGCAATCCGACGCGGCGAGGACGGCGAAAAGGTCGGTCGTCATTCCCGGAATCTTCGCGGCCTCTTGATTCGCATTTTCCGCAGCGTAGTTGGCCTTCTTGGCCGATGCGTTCGCCGCTTCGGTGGCCGCAATGGACTGGTCGAGCAGATCGTCGATCTCCTCGCCCGTGTGTCGGCTCTGGTAGTAGGTTGTATTGTTCTCTGCCATGATTCTATTCTGTTTCAATTGCATTGTGATCGAGGCTTTCCATGAAAGCCATTGTCAATTTATCTCCGCAAATGCTGTTGAGCATTTGCCATTCTTCGTCGGTCAGTTTGATCGCACCATGACTGTTGTATATCTTTTCGGCCAATAGATGACCGGCAATACGTGTGGCTGTGACGAAAATAACATCTGCTATTTCCTCGCGAATATCCACTATCTTCGAAGCAGTTCTTTTATAGTTTGTAAAGAACTTGAATTCTTTGAAATTGATGGTCTTTCCCATAATCAGTATGATCTGTTAATTAAATATCTGCTACCGTCCCATATTATATCGAATCTTCTGTATTCGTTGTAGGCAATAGAGATCGTCTGATTGCTTTTATCTTCCTGCGTGGAACCATGTTGGAGAATACAAGAGGCAGGCACATAAATATAGCAATTGCCGTCTGCTACTTTCCATATTCTGAAAATCTGTCCCTCGTAAAGTTTATCTTTTTGAGGTAGCGTTACTCCTGTCTCCGCTCCGGCAAGTTCTATTTCGCAATCTGTCGAAGGGTCTATGGTATAGGAACCTGAATTGATCTTGTGAAGTCCGCGTGCCACACTTTTTAGCTGCGATGTACCTTCGACAATTGAAATTGCGCTGTTTTTGTATGCACCAGTTGCACGTATAGTAATAACAACATTTTCGCTGGAAGAATCAATTATAGATCCTAAAACGTGTTGTTGGATATTGTTGAAATAGGCAATCCCCTGTACTCCCAAAACACCTGGGACGGAATCCAAACCAATAATGGCAAGTAGCGAATTATCAGAGGAATGAAATTCGATATTTCTTGAATCTAAACCCATACCGGACTCACCGGTTTCAACACCAATTCTACCTGAATGAATGGTTATCCCTCCGATCGTACCTCCTGTTGCTGTAAGATCAGCCGTTGTGATTTTGCCGGTTATTTCGGCATTTACAGCATATAGTTTTCCTGCTTGCGTCACACGGAAGGGCGCGGTATTCATTGATTCTTTTCCCGATCCTGCCCAAATCCTCACACTGTCATCGGTTGTTCCGGCGCCCGTGATACCAGCCTTGACAGAAACCTTTGCATCTCCAAGTTGAATGGTACCCGTAGTGATGAGCCCGTTTTCTACCGTTGTTGCCGTGTCGTCGCCGGTAATCACCCAGCCCTTCTCCCCGTAGTAGGTCTTCGTGTATCCCAGCGGATTCCCGTCGGCACCGACGGGCGACCACGTGTCGCCGGCTTTCATGTCCGTCGGCGGATCGCTTTCGGGATTGGTGTAGCGGTGCGACGCCTTGTCGCCCGCGGCTTTCTGCGCCGCATCGATCCGTTTGAGGATTGCGTTGCGCTCGGTGTAATAATAGCGTATATCGTCGTAGTCCTCTTCGACGGGAATGTTTTCGGGCGTCGAAGCCGTATATTTGGCAAAAGCGGCGATCGCCAGGTCGTATTGCTGGTTGTAGTTGTTCGTACTCACTTCGTACAGGTTCGCCTGTGCGACGATCGTGTCGTGCTCGGCCCGGATGTCGGCCTCCTGCTGACGCATCGCCGTCTTCTCGGTGGGCGAGATCACGTCGTCCGAGGCCCATTCGTCGAGCCGCTTTTTCGCCGCTTCGGCCTCCTTCGCCGCGTCGTCGGCCGTCTGCTGGGCTTTGTCGCTTAGCCCCTTGTACACCGCGTCCAGCGCATCGTAGTAGGCCGTGAACAGCTCGGCCAGCCGGCGCGGATCGAAGCCTTCGGTCACTTCGTCGTCGTAGAGCCGCATGTCGGCCAGATAGTGGCGCAGAGCGAGGTAGGCCGTCGTCAGCGACGATGCGGAAGCCTCGCCGCTGCGCAGCATGATCTGCGCGTACTGCTCCGACTGCGGCGCGGTACGCACGAGGAAGATTTCGCCGTCGGCCGTGGCGAAGACGGACAAGCCCTCCTTTGCGGCGGTGATCTGCAACGCATGGTAATACGAACCGCTCCCGCCCATCTCGACGACGCTCGCCGCACCGTTGATCGTCTCCCACTGGATGCGCATCTGCTGCTTCTCGACGAGGTCGAATGCCGTGTCGTCGTTCATTGCGGCAATCGCATCATTCGCATCGCTTGCTGCTTGCTGGGCCTTGTCGATCTGTTGCTGTGCCGTAGTCCATTCTGAGAGATTATGTAGTCCGGAGCTGTTCTTGCCTATAACGATGTCGGCTTTGATCTCCATGCGTCGCCTTGTTGCGCCTTCCCTTCGTTGATATGTGATGTATGTCGAGTCAGGATCGGAGAGATCGCGGTCTCCGAAGAACATGTCGCCGTAAACATACATGTAGGCTTCGCCGGTAAAAGGGTTGACACCCTGCCCGACATAGTTTTTCTCCGAGAGGGTATAACTGTCGATGTGTGCGAGTATGACGATAGAACCTCCGTTTGTGGCATCTATGACTACTGCCGATTGCCGTGCAACGTCAGTTCTATTACCGAACTGTACGATATTATCTCCCTCGTCGGGGATTCCGTTGCCGTCAGCGTCCGTTTTCGAGAGATCGACGTAGTTCTCCGTAACGGCCGTAACCAGACGCCAATAGTACTTTATAACCGTATTGCCTTCGGCAGCGTATCGTTGGCAACGAACTTGGTCACCGACTTTAAGGCCGCTGTACTTAGCGCCGTCGTGATTGTTGTAGTAGCATCGATATGCCGTTGCCGTCTCTTCTACCGATGTGCATTCGAATCCCCCGCAGGAAAACACCGTTTCTCCGGTGACGAAATCCGTTTGCCGGATGACGAGTTCATTGAAAACAGCATCCTTGCGCACGATGAGCCGATCGGCTTCCACGACGGAATTGCCGGCTGCATCTTTATACATTGCATACCCGGCTCCGGAGAAATCCCCTTGTCTGAAATCGCGCGATACGATGTCGCCGCCGACAGCTACATCTTCCGAGAATAATGTGTCGCCTTGTACTACACCCCCTTTGCGCTTGTTCAGGAACAGCGTCTCGATCGCTAAGGCGGAGTAGGTGTTGTAGTCGGTGGGGTATGTAAGATCGTATTTCGATCGTATGAGGTAGATGCCGACCCCTGACACTACACCGATTCGTTCGGCATAGGCTGCGGCACCTATGCTCTTTTCGATCTTTCCGAATCGGGAATATGCCGTGTTGTCACCGACAGTGTATGTGGCGATATATTCGTTGTAGAGTTTCTTTTCATATCCCTGAATGCGAGACAACCGCCCCTGCTCGCCGAATCGAGGGCCGATGAGTAACACTTTCTGCCCGACGTCGTAGTTCTTGTCGTTCTCTTGACAATATACGGGATTTGTAGGGCACGGGTATACATCGGTGTTGCTGCTGTTTTTCGCTGCCCACGATTTGCCGGCTTCCAATAGCTCCTGTTCGGCTTCCCGTATACGCTCCTCGGGCAGGTTAACGCCGGTCAGAACAAACGTATCGCCGGGTTCGGGATGAAGGCTTTCGTTGGGAATTATGATCGGTCGTTCCTCTCCCGAATCCTGCGTCTGCGCAATGATTTCGAATTTCTTGTCGAAATCGCTTTCGTTGATGCTCAGTTCGAAATCCCAGCCATTGAGGCTGCCGCTGGTAAAATGCGCTCCTATCGTTTCTCCCGCGATCAGGTCGTCTGGTGTAAATGGAGTATCTGCACACACCATGACGTAGGCATAGAATTTCGTCCCGTCATCCATCGAACGCTCGACAGTTTCTATGCTCGTAACGGTTTCCGTATTCTTGGGATAGATGTCTTCGAAAAAGGCGACTTGCTCCACGATGTCGTTGGGGTCGAGCGGCGTCCATGCGTCGATGTATTGCTGGCCGTTCGGCAGGTGTAGGCGTGTCTCCGATATGTGATTGGTCACTCCACCTTGTTCGGAGGAGGCGTAGTCGCTCGTAAGGTTGCGGGTGGAGCCGAAGACGTAGAAACGAGTGCCATAGTTCGAGTTGTCGCCTTTCTGCTCGGGAATAGAACTTACGACATCACCGCGTTCGAACCGTTCGGGTGTTCCGAATTCCAGCTTGCCGAAATAAATCCATATTTCATCGCCGTTTTCGACCGTCCACCACTCCACGTCGAATGTTTCGGCAATCGTGTTGATCGCATCCCAGCAATAATCGGCATCGAAAGAGACGAGTTTCACTTGCTTTGCCAGATCGTCAGGTACGGCAGCCACTTTCCAGTCTGTCGTGCCCAGAAAGGCGTTCATGTTGTCGGCGATGAGATTACCGAAGGATGCGAGGTCGGTCGTGTCGCTGAACGTCGCTTCGTCATTGGCTCCTTTCAACCAGAAGACCTTGCGGCGCTTCATGTGGTTTTGCCGTGCTTCGAATTTAGGCGTGTATTTATATCCGCCTGTCGTGGCGTTGTATTCGGGACGGGCTTTCTGGGATATGATCTCGAATTTTCGTCCGCCATATAATATATAGCTACCCGTTTTGAAATCTACTTGCTCTGCGGTCTCGAAAGACAGTTGGACGTAATAATCGCCCATGAGCTCGTATTTCACGATAGCTTCGCTTGTGATAGGAGCCTCGTATAACTGATAGCCTTGTCGATCGAATATAATCATGTATCTTCGTCGCTGATGTGGTCTGCATCCTCACAGACACTTCAAAGGTCGTTATGTTCGGCACGTTATGCAAGAGTATTGAAAAATATTTTTCGTTCACATTTTTTGTGAATATCGAAATAAGCATTATATTTGCTTTATGAAATCATTGAATAATGGATATAGTTTTCGAGAAGGAGTACTTGGAGGATTTATACTTTAAGGGAAAGAGCAAGGATAAAAAGCACCGTTTACAGCCGGAAATCATTAAGGCTTATAAACGATGCATAGACCGACTGGCGTCCGCTCCGAATATAGAAACACTATATCAGATTCATGCTTTGAATTACGAAGTATTGGTTGGTGACAAAGCTGGTATTTCATCCGTTCGCATCAACAACAAGTACCGCCTCGAATTTAAGGTATGGGAGCAACAGGGAGAGAAAATTATTACTTTATGTCATATATTGGATATTAGTAACCATTACCGTTGAAATCATGGAAACGACACGCAAGATTTATAGAGAGGATGAACTTATTCCATTTGAGCCGACCCATCCGGGGGAGATTCTTAAAGAGGAATTGGAGAGCCGCGGAATTTCACAGCGAAAATTCGCGGAGATAATAGGTATTCAGTACACGGCATTGAACGAAATAGTGAATAGGAAGCGCTCGATTTCTACCGATTTCGCAATTATGTTGGAGGCAGCATTGGGTATTGACGCTATTTTTTGGGTGAATCTACAAACCCGCTATAATATGCAAACAGCCAGAAAAGACAGTAAATTGCTGGAACGCATCAAGCGGATCCGCAGGGTTGCCGCAATATTGTAGGATTGCGAATGAATAAAATACGCTTGATTCAAGCAAGAAAAAACATTTTTTCATCATAAATTCATTTTTCCTTCGAAAAATTTGGTTGGGGGGGGGAATCGTAACTTTGCACCACCTAACCAATACAATTTATGATATGAAAAAGATTTTACTATTGTTTGCTGCGGTAACTACAATTGTGTTCGCAGGGTGTTCGGATGATGATGAAAAAGCATCGAATCCTCTATCTGGGACTACATGGGAACGAACAGAGGACGGCGTCTTGGGCTCGTTATCATTTAGTGATACTCAGTGTAAATTTACTCTGAAAATAGCGAGTTCATCCAGTAATTATGCAACAACCATCTATGATTATACATATGATGATCCCAAAGTAACATTGTATCCTTTGGATGATGATTTGGCAATTTTGGAAGGAGAGATATCTGGCTCGGCAATGACGGTAACAAATACCTCTTCGGGAAAAAATATTGGGATTTACATCAAACAATAAATATGATATTCTATTTAGTGTCTTTCGGGATGCTTAAATAAAACAATAGCCGAGGCAAAACCTCGGCTTTTTTAAGTCCTAAATTTGTGAATCTTCATATTGGACATCTTTGATTATAATTGATATTTCATCAAGAGTAAATAAGATATCCTTTTCTGAATCCAGTGCTTTATCTATTTTTTGAAATATTTTATTACGTCTTTTTGCAAATGCTGCTTTATCTCCACAGCCGTGGGGAGAAAAATGGAAATCGTCTCGTAGGATTAAATCATAAAGTTGGAGTGATTGATGATAATATTTTGCTCTATCAAGATTTTTTGCCAATCTATCCTCGGCATATCCGGTATGATGTCCGTATAAGATTGCTAATCTGGCATGATAAGTAGATTTATTCAGATATTGCGGGTTATCATTTCTTGCTTTAAAATAAGCATCCATCAAATTAACATGAACACCACAGTCTGTCGGATTATGTTCGAGTAAGCTTAGGCCATATTCTATCGCTTCATGATACTTTTTCTCAAATATCAAATTGCCAATTTGGCAAAAGGCAGGTATTTCCGATTCAGCTAATATGGCCTCATCTGGCTCCAATTCAATCTTAGTAATTTGGGATATTGGCGATTTCATTGTTGTAAATTGTTTATATTGCCCTTGCTTCCCCCGTAGTCTTTTATATGTGGAGGGTGCAATAAAAAATGTTTTTTCACCTCTATCCTGTGCAATTAACACATCAGTGGCCATTCTTAAAGGCGCATTAGGGTTAGTAGACAATTCTTTTGCTTCTTCTATACTTATTTCTACCTTGTCGACATTAGAATTTTTCCGGCTTATATTGGACTGTGGTTTTAGTGGAGATGTCAATTTTGTATTATCGCTATTACCATTCATAACAGCAATACATAACACTAAAAGGACAACTATAAATATGACGATAAGTAACATAAGTTTATGGTTAGTGTTGTCAAATTTACGATCTAATTTGTAAATACAAAAATTATTATTACCTTTGTAACGCTTATCATACCATAGAGGCGCATAATATGGCCTAATTTTATAGGCTTTTTTTATGCCCTTACATAATTTACAGCAGTGATGCCCTGTGCCGTTATTGTAATGATGCGGCAGCCTCTATGGTGATAAGCAGCAGGTAGCAACACTGCTGTTTTTGTTGCAAAGTAAATGCTTATCACCATGAAAAACACATCGTTTCGAGCCTTTGTTTTGGCTCAAGCTGCAACTATTGCAGAACAAATGTCCGATAACATTCGAGTTATCGAAGAAAGCAAAAATCAAATCAATAGACTTTTATCAAAGCTTCCGGCAGAATATCGTCCCAATATGAGCGATGTAATTGTGGGTGCAGATCAGGCAATTTCCGAAGCTCGTCAGCGCCTCGACAGGTATCAATCTTTAATTGCATAGGCCATGAATACTCCGCAGATATTCAGTAATGAAAAATTCGGCCGTGTGCGGATAGTCATGGTCGACAATAAGCCGATGTTTCTTGCAAATGATGTTGCAAAAGCGTTGGGGTATATAAACACAAGGGATGCAATATCCAAACATTGCAAGGGGGTCGCAAAACGCGACACCCCCACTAAAAGCGGAAATCAGCAAGTTTCATATATCCCAGAATCCGACGTATATCGCCTTGTCATGCGTTCGAAACTCCCGCAGGCAGAGCAATTTCAAGACTGGGTTTGCGACGAGGTGTTGCCGACTATTCGCAAAACCGGCGGTTATGTCGCTGCACACGACAATGACACGCCCGAAATGATTATGGCTCGCGCCGTCCTTGTAGCGAATCAAACTATTGCCAAACAGAAGCAGCAGCTCGAACAAGCCCACAAGCAGGTTGCCGTTCTCGCGCCCAAAGCCGAACTTATGGACAAGGTGCTCGACACCGACCAGAAGATCGATGTCGGGCAGTCGGCGAAGATTCTCGGCCTGCCTTTCGGCCGCAACACGCTTTTCCAAAAGCTGCGCGAACGCGGCATCTTCTTCTGCAATCGCAACGAGCCGAAACAAGAGTATATTAACCGAGGCTATTTCGAGTTGAAAGAGAAATTGATCGACCGTAACAATCACGAATCTTTCACGGTCATCAAAGTCCTTGTCACGCAGAAGGGCCTTGATTTCTTGGCCCGGCAATTCGAGGTTGTCCAAACGCCCAAGAAAATGGCGACCATAAAATGACCCCTGTACAATCCCAATAGCTCACGTTGAGAGCGCTCCGCAACAATGCGGAGCGTTTTTTGTTTCATGTCCTGTTTGCGGGGTTCGGCTCTCGAAATTTAACGGCCAGTTTGCAAGCGGTCAACACGTAGTTGTCGTATTGAGTAACATTCGAGTAGAGTAGATGATATGTTGTTGACAGATCATCGATATATAACAAGATGCTTCCTTTGTATAGCTCGGCAATAAAGCTATTGTACTTAGACAGAAAATCCGCCTGATCTTCGCCTTTGATAAGAAACGTGATAGTCACATCTCGTTCATCAATTTGGGGATTTGTGACAAGGACTTGTGTCCCAGGCTGCGAACGATCTGCATTTTCGACGAAAGCTTTTAGCGGAGACGGCGTAAGCAATGAAGCATACGAGCTTGCCAGTATCGAAGCCCCGAAATAGGATAAATCTTTATTGTTTATTTTATTAGCCATCGTTATAGATCATCGAGTTTTCTGTTCATAGCCATAAGTGTCGTATTCATTTCCGGCAGCACTCTCGCATATGTACGAATGTCTGCAACGTTTCCATTGAGTTGGATTATTATGTCTCGAATATTTACAATCTGTCTGAATTCTTGGACTTTGATTCCACGAAGCATATCCATGCCTGAAACGAGGATATTCATTTTTCCTTGCATATCGGTAAAACGCCCGTTCAATTCACTCGCGGTATCTTGCGACATCGCTTCAAATCCCCTTGTAGTGGCAGATTGTTGTTTCCCTGATGACCCAGACATATCGATACCAAGTTCCTTCGCCCGTCTTTCGATTTCCTCCCAGAATGCACGTGCGTTATCTTGTTGCGCCAACGCACCGTTGATGAATGTATCTGTAAGGCCCATCAGAGCATTTAAGCGTTCTTCGGCTGTGAGATCAGTGTTTTTGTTAATCTCTTCAATCTGTTTCTGGATGTTATCGGCTATGGGAGCCAAAAATGAACTGTATAGAACATCTTTTGCAAGTTTCTTTATCACATCTCCGGCAGCTTGTCCGAATGCCTCTGCGGCATCAGTTCCATTTTCGAAAGAATCTACAAGCGCGTCGGTCAATGTTCCACCTAAATCTCCGAATATGTCAGATAGGTACTCGTTTACCGAATTTAGCGCTTCTTGGTAGGTATTCCAACTATCTACCATTTCTTTCAGATAGGCTTTGTCCGTCTCGTTCATGTTTTCATAGACAGAATTGTTCGTTTCAACAAACTCTTTAAGCCTATCCATTACGACTTCGCCATTTTCATCAAAAAGATAAGGAACCAGATTCGAAAGAGTGTCCCATTTCGAATGATGCCACATCGTCGAACTTTCTACTTTCGAACCCATTGCTCCGATTGATGCCGATGGGGACGTGAAGTTGGTGCGCTCTGTCCATTTCCGAAGCATGACTCCACGCTCTACTTCACGGGTGCGAACCCTTTCTAATGAATTGTTATAGGCGTCGAGGGCTTTTTGGGCCGCTTGTATATTCTGAATAAATGCCCCATATTCGTTTCGTCCAAATATCGTATCGAATTTTTCCGAATTGATCTCGGCAAGAATGGCCATATTTCTCAACTCGTCATTTACCGACCGTGCCGCCCGTATCAATTCTTCATAATCCGATGTGTCTTTGAAAAAGTTGGCGATGCTCGATAAGATACCTGCACCTGCGGATATGGCGGACAGATAACCGGCAGCTTTGTCTATCCCGTCTGCCCCTTTGGCTTTTATCTGTTTTACAGAACTGGCGATCTGCAATGCTCCGCCGGCAATGCTTCCTGCCGCAGATACTATTTCTCCTACTGTATCGCCGAGGGCATCGCCTACATCTTCGAATGTCTGTATGGTATCCGATAGGACTTGTTGCAATTCCTCCCAGCTCGTTATACCGGCTTGCGCACCTTCGCCCAATTCTTTTTCCAAACGAGTAACTTCCGCACGCAGGCGTGCAAGTTCAGAGGGGGTTGTATTTGTGTCTGCTTCTGCGGCATTGAGTTTCGCTTTGGTTTTTTCGAGCAAGGCTTCGAGTTCTTTTAACGAAAGTTTTGTTATATCGTTTACCCATGCTTGAAAAGAATCCTGACGCTGTGCGAATTCTAAATCCACAGCTTCTACGGCTTTTTCGCCAGCCCGCTCGGCTTCCTTTGCCTCTTCTTCGTGTCCCTGTTCCCGTAACCTTTGCGCATCCTTAGCGTATTTTTCTGCAACTCGTTTTCGGGCTTGTTCATATGTTTCATATTGCTTCAAGAGCTCCGACAACTGTGCGTTCGTTTCTCCTTTGTAAGACAAGCCTAAAAGGCTATTCATCTTATCCTCATCAATAGCTCCCGAATCGAAGGCTTTATAGATTGATTTTCTGATCTCTTTCCATGTATCTTCGGCGGCTTTTTCTTTACGCTGCTCTTCTGTAAGAAAAGAATCGGTAATTTGTTTATATACTTCATCTATTTCCTTCGCATATTTTGTTTCAACAGCTGCTCGTCTTGCGATATTTTCTTCGGCTATATTGTCCCGCTGCTCTTTAAAGGAGGTTTTCTGCTCTTCAGTCAGTACGCCCTTTTGCGCATCTTTGGTTTTTTGTTCATTTTCTTTAAGTTTCTGTATTTTTTGTTGCGTTTCAAGATCGATTTCAGCTAATTCCTTGTCTTTGCCCTCTTTCATCAAATCGATGCGTGTTTGCTGGAAGGCAATATCATTGGCCAATATCTGGTCGGAAAGTTTCTTTTGAGCTTTGATAGTTGCCTTAACCGTTTTACTTGATACGCTGTACTGTTTAATCTTTTCGTCGGATTCGGCGATTTTGGCGACTAATTCATTCCATTTTGAGGACCCCTTCAATGAAGCATCCATCGCTTCAAGGGCAGCTTCCGCCTCTTTTTTCTGTGCTTCCCAGTAGGCTTTATTACGAGTGGTAGAAGTTTTTTTCGACGTTTCGGATTTCGGTTCTTTAGTCTTTGTAGCCGTTGTAATGCCAAAACGTTTACGTGCCAAATCATCCGCATCATGCAACCCCTCCTGTGCTTCAACTATATTCGCTATAAGTTTTGCGACACGTCCCGTATAGACTTCAGATTGGGACGTCAATCCCAAAGCACTGCCTATTGTTGCTTCAAAATCTTTCAATCCGCTTATGCGTAATATTCCTGCCGAATTTTGGAGCACTTTTATCGAACCGTCGCTTATGGCTTTTTGCAATTCAACGCCGTATTGCGTACCCAATTCATCGCCGTACTTTTTTATAAGTTTATTGTAAATTTTGTCATAATTTTCGGTTGCTATTTCCTCAAACAGATCGGTCTGTTCCCGTGAAAATTTTTCGTATTGGCGAGCGTTATACGATTGCAGTATTGCGTCTGTAAGACTGTTATACTTTTGAGCGAGAGTTTCAATCGTAAGCGTTTCGGCTTTTAATCCGGCGTCATATTTGCCGAACTTCTCTATTATCTCGTCACGTATTTTGTTATATTCTTCTGTTCCCTCCTTTACTGCTTGTAGTTTCCCTTTAAGTCTGCCTAACTCCGATTGTTCTACGGCTGCAGAACTTGCCGCTTCTGCTATATTGTCATTCAGTTGTTTTTGTGCCTTTGCGGCGTTATATACCCCATCCGAATATTCCCATACCGCGATTCCAATAGCGGTGAGAACACTCAAAGCCAATCCCAGCGGGTTGGCTTTGAGTGCCATATTAAACAACAACTGAGCATCCTTTGCCGCGGTTATACCTTTCGCCAATTCAAAAAATGCTTTGATATTTGACGCCGTTGTTACTGTTTTTTGTATAGCCGCCGTTGCTATCAAAGCTGCCTTGTACATCCCATACGCTGCCACCAATGGAATTAGAATATCCAACACCTTTTGGTAATTCTCGACGAGCGAAACAGTGCCTTTAAGCACACCCGTAATGACGCCTTCCTGCGATTTGCCGAGGTCATTGAACATCATGTCGAGAGCATCGCCGAGATTGGAGATGAGGCCCGTAATGGTCTTGGATTGTTCCTGCATCAGGTTGTAGAACTTCCCGCCTTCGTTGGTCATGCTTTCAATGGCCTTTTGCACTTCGGGAAAACCGATTTTGCCTTCCGTAACCATTTGCGAGATTTCTGCACGGGTCTTGCCGAGCTGTGTTGCCAACTCTCCTGCAAGGTCGATACCGCGACTTTGGAACTGCATTACATCGCGTGTGTATAGTCGCCCTTGTACGGCGGTAGTACCATATAGCCACGTAAGGTCTTGTAGGTTCAACCCCAATCCTGCCGCTACATTGCCCAATCGTGTCAGTGTGTCGGTAATATCTTCTGCCGCGAATCCATATGCGAGAAGTTGGCGGGCACCGCTGGCTACTCCTTGCAGGTCAAACGGCGTTTTGGCGGCCAATTCGACCATCTGTGACATCAGCACATCGGCCTTTTCCTTACTTTGCAACAGAGTAGTAAAAGCCACTTCAAGCTGCTGAAATTCGCCTCTGGTTTGGGCGATCTGTCTGACTAATCCTGTAAGCGAAGCCGCAACGCCGATCTGCCCGAGAGTGGTAGCAATGCGGCGCATCGCAATATCCATTCGATCCGCATCGGTAACAACGCTTGATGTAACAGTTTTGGCTGTTTTTTGAAGTTCTCGGAACTTGCGAATCGCTTCATCATTATCTATAACGACCGTAAGATTGATGCTCATGATAATTTAAAGATTGAATTATCGTTTACCTCCTGCCATTATAAGAAGAGTGTTTATGGCGTTTGGGTCATCCATATTTACGACATCGGGTGTGGACGATCCGTTTCCCGCATTGGGATGATTGTCTGAATCATTCTTGTAGTCTGTCTTGACTGCATCAGCAAACATTAATTGCACATTGGCCCACGATATTTCCCAAAGGATATATTCTATCGTCCAGTGGTAACGGTTTGCGATTGCGTCGAGTCGCCCCCAGATACTACGTCCCCCATAATGGCTATCCGCTCCGCTGTTGTCTTGGGGGAAATCATTACCCGCAGCGTTCTTGCCCAGCGAATAGCGTTCATAAAATCCGCATGGTAGGATTGGCATACTATGGCAGAGAGAATATTTGCAAGAGCTGTCGTTCCCATCGTGGGCGACCAGTATATGAGTTCCGTACGTTCTGTGAGTTGCTCGTCGAGTTCCTGCTTCGTCCGAAGCGTGGCGATGGCGATTATTTCGGCGACTTCACGTGATTTTTCCGCACATACAGTCCACATGCGCTTAACTGCGTCTTCAATATGTTCATCAGCAAAAACCAAATCGAGGCTTATCAACCGACTACTAATCATTGCGAGCCGCCCGAGTTGGAGCGGATAAAGATAAAGGGTTACAGTTTCTCCATCTTTTCCCTTGATTTCGAAAGATTCGTTTTTTTCCGTAAGGGTGTCGAGTGCTCGCAACTCGGCAGATTCTTGGGTGTTTTTTGTCATTGTCATGCAGAATTTGTTCCCGCTCCGGTCTCGCTCCGTGGTGCAAGTCGTCAACTTTCCAGCGGGATAAGAGTATCACATCCCTTTGCTTTTAGATTTAGAGAGATGATTCCGTGTATTCCGGTGTTGCAATAGGCCACCAAGCGATGCCACCCTGTTCTGGCGCTAGCACGTCGGCCGATACTGCGATTTGGAGAGGATCGCTTGTGTTGAGACTTCCGCTGAGGGAGGCCGTGTATTTCAGGCGCGCAAAGGCGATGGAGCCGCCTGATTCGGCGTCGAAAACAAATGCCTTTTCACCTTCGTACAGCTCTCCCTTCGCAGGTTCGGTAGTTCCGAAATAGAACCCCAGTGTATCGTCGTCGAAGTCGGCTACGTTCCACGTCACCTCTTTCGAGCCGGTAGTCGGGTCACGCATGGAGAAGAAGGGGTCGGCCTCGCCCTCTCGATGGAATTTGTTGCTGGTCGGATTGGAGAAGTTGAAGGTAACACCTCCTTGATAAGGTTGGGTGATCTTTTTGAGTGCTTTGAGCAATTCTTCAGCACCAGTACCTTTTACTCCTTTGGGTAATGGATTTCCTGCATGGCAGGATTTTAAACCTACTAACTGCATGTTTTAGTATTTTTTTAATTTGACTTTAATGTTTGAAAACGAGTAGGATATGCCCTCCTCACTGATGAGAGTTTCATCACTCACGTCGAAAAACCAACGTTCGTCGATAGGGTAGTGACCCAATGAATCGAAAGCGATACGACTAAGTTTATTCAGACGATTGCGATCGGGGTAGCGTTGTTCTTCTTTATTAATCGTCGGGGTTGTGTCCGGTACATAAATGTTTACATTTACCGTCGCCACTTGTGAATCTCCGATGACATTCGACAATGAGCCTACGACGATGAATTCCCCCGAAGGGTTATTCGGATAATGATCCGCATACATCGTCGGCACGGCTTGGCCCAACAGCGAATCACGAATGCGATCCCAGACGAGTTTGAATATTTCCGTAGTGGTAAGATTCATCGTTTCTTCGATTTTAAAAACCGAGCGAACTCCGCCTTAAGTTTTTCAGCAGTTGATTCCACCCAGTTGCCCGAGCCTTCAAGCACATCGAAACCTTTGGCTTCGACATACTTTGCGTACTCCATACCGGCAACCCATACGAGATAGGTTTTGTTCGCGGGAAGTTCACGAGCCACATTAAGAGCATAGGTGCGGGCTTTCGATTTAGCCTCTTCGTGGCTACTCCCGATGCTGAAATTCTCGGTTACGATACGACCATATTGCACAACGACATACCCTATGGAGTTACGAAGATTGCCGGTACGGTCTGTATAGCTGCCATGTTCGCGGGCGTATTTTACCACTCGTTCACCAAGCACCGTAAGCCACTCGACCGCTTTTCGGTCGTACTCTTCCTTTGCTTGCGCAAATTCAAGTTCCACCTCACGCCAGTTGGTACACTTTATAGCCATAATCTCGTATCTTCGTAACGTTGCCCACTTTTGTAGAAACCCTGAACCGGATACGACGCCGTGTCCTTGTCTTTCGGTTTAGCCTCGGTGCGTGGCGAGCGGTCAAAGATGTTGAATCCTCGATTATCGAATATGCGCACCTTCGTTCCGATGGGAATAGGCTGCGTATCCGCCGGCATAGTAACCTCGAAAGAGTAGAGGAAGGAATCCCCGTTTTGTCCTTTGATTTGTTGCGCCTGCCCGTTCTGACGGGCATTGCAGCGGCCGACGACGCGCCATTCATGCGCGCCTTCGACCCACGAACCATCGGGATTTTGCGTGGCGTCCTCCTCGTACCACATTTCGAGTGTATAGGGGAATCTTACCATTGGTCGGAAATATCGATGATTTTCGATCGTGTGTCGAATTCGTCGGCAATATCAGTCAACCCGTTATCCTTTGCGAGTTTGAATATTTGCTCTTTCAGCCCGTCGGTGTCGTACGACAGTGAGTAGCCCCCGTTGCTCTCGCTCAAGAGAACAATAAGATTTCGCAGAATGGCGATTGCGGCCTTTGCCACGCTAATTTTGTCGATTGCCGTATAGTCTGCTCGGGCGTCAATCCCCTTGTCGATGCAAGCCTTTTCTTTGAGGAAAGGATCCACATCGTAAGGATATAGGCTTGCCGATATTGCCTCGAAATTCGTCATAGAACTACGATTCTACGGTTAGCGAATAGATGCCGTTGATTTCGGTGATAACCGGAAGCGACAGCGACTGCGCTTTCGTGAACTCCACGCCGTTGGAGTTATCGGTTTCGCCCTTGCCCCACTGCGAAATGCGAATGCGTCCGTAGTTGGAGTAGGTAACGCCCGGCTCCTGCCGCAGTTCGTTGTCTGCATAGGCATTCTTGATGACACCCAGCTTGCCAGACGGCACGAAAACGAGGTTCTTGTCGTTCCACGGAGAGTATTCCGCGAGCTTACCGTTGTCCTGAATACGGGTCATGCGACGGATAACCTCGAAGGTCGGGTATCCGTTCGAACGCATAAACTCGTTCAGGTTCGCCAGCAACAGCGGAGTGGACGACTTGTCGTTACCGAATACCGCCAACTTCATTTTCTTGTTGCGGAGGATATACGACAGGCGTTTCTGCGAGAGCAGAATGCGATCGAACGTAACTTTGTCTTGCGCAGCGTCAAGGATGGCATGAATATCCTCCAGCGTATCGACCGTATCTTTGTTGCCATCCGTCCATAACGTTTTCGCGGTGGCAATGTTCTCGGATGGCATTTTGTAGTCGATCGTACCTCGTACACCGCCCTCGGGGTTGTTGGTTGCGTCAAACGTGAATACGCCTTTGTTCGACAACGCTCCGAGGAAGATGATGTCCAGTTTCGACTGCACAGAGTTCACGACCTTCGTAACATTGTTCCACATCAGATTGATGAGCTGTTGCGTTTTGGCCGAATCGGACAGCATCCGAGAATCGAGAATCTGCAACACCTTCCGATACTCTTCGATGGGCATCGAGTAAGACATCTGATGGGTCAATACCTTCTGCTTGATCGTTTCCAGCCCCTCAGTTCCCATGATAGGCTCCTTACCTTTGGAGTCGAGCGTTGCAGCGGCGACGCTCAAATTGTACGAGCCGATTAACTCTTCGAAATTCAACCCGACAGTAGGGGTGTCCCAGTCGAGGAATCGCTCGTAAATATTCTGGTCGAACAGCCGCTTACGCAGTTCCGAGGCGGCATCGATGCGAATCTGTACCTGTTTAGTCAGTTCGCCGAAAATGGATGAATAAAATACTTCGTTCATTGTTTACCTCCTCTTTTACTGTCGTACATATTTGATTTCGGGGTTGTTCTTCAAGCTGTAACCTTGAAGCCATGCTGTGGGGACAGGGTAAGCTACATCTTTGAGAATGATACCCGCATATCCGGCCGATACGGTCTGAAATCCGTTATTGGAGGAATAGACCATATCGGTCTCGACAACTGCGTCGGGCAGATTGTCGTCCGAAAGTACATCCACGCCTTCGGTCGCTCCCGTTACGGCCGCTGCGAACGTGATCTCGTCATAATCCGCATTCTTCGTGTCGATGCTTTTCACGGTCGAGTTTGATTCGCCGACCTTGACCGCATCTCCTACTTGGAGCATGGAGCCCTTTTGGACATGCGGAGCAGTGGTTGTGCCGCCCGACAGAACACGTGCGCTCTTACATACGGAGCATTCCATGTTGTCGAAGTCGAGTTTGATCGGCGTACCTTTGGGAATCTTTGTCCCTTCGGGATAGGTTTCTTTTAGCTTGAAGTCCCCCGGCAAGACGGCGAACTCGCCGCGCCAGAATACGGGGAACCCGCCTTTTACTTTTGTTTTTTCAAATACGATTGCCATGATTTTGAAATTTGATTATTCTTTGTCCGGAAGTGTTTCGGCCCACGCCCTTGCGAGCTCTTTCCCCTGTGTTTCGGGTGTGGACATCGGGAATCCCGAACCTTTCCCTTCCAGCCCTGCGGTAACCAGATTTTTCTGCACGCCTGCGAGGTAGTCGCCGATCGCTTTTTCGTCTGCGTCGTCAGCGATGACAAATCCCTCTTTCATGCGCCACTCCGGAATACCGAGTTCTTTGGCTTTTGCGGTGATGAGATTTGCGCGCTCGCTCTTGGCCTTTTCCGCTTTCAGAGTATCGCTTTCCGTCTTGATGGCGTTGTAACGCTCCTCCTGTTGCTGTTTGTAGGCTTTGAACCACGCAGGTTCTTCATCGCCGGGTGCGTTTTTTTTACCCTGCTCGCCCCCACCGGCAGCTGATGCCTCGACCTTCGCTTTAAGTACATCGTATTGTCCTTTCAGCGCGTTGTACTCGGTACGCGCTCGGTCTGCGTCGGACTGAAAAACTTTCAGGAGAGGTTCGACCCCGCCGACTGCGGTTTCGATCTGCGATTCATCGGTGACGGATTTTTCCAGAATGGAGGCTACTCCGTCGAGAACCTTTGCACCGAACCCCAAATTAGAGTACTTGGTTTTCAGCGCTGCGAGAATTTTCTCTTTCATGTTTTTTCGTTCTATATGTTTTGGGATAAATCATCATATCCACCTCAAAAAAGGTCTGTCGGACAATACCAACAGACCTTCCTAACCTAACAACAACTACATGTAAGTTATTCCGTTCTATGTCTGTTGTCCTATATCTTCATAGGCTCTGCGACAAAATTCACCCCATTCGGCACATTATGCAAGAGTTATCGAAGAAAATTTTGCAAAAATTTTTGCGGGGGGGGGATTTTTGTAACTTTACGGTGCTAACCAATTACTTATTACATTATGAAGAAGTTTTTACTTTTATTTTTGGCAATTACGATGATTATCCCATTAGCCTATGCCGAAACCTCAAGCACCAATCATTATCAAACGGCCCAACAAAGAGTTTACAAAATTGAAAGGGAATGTCTTGCAGCTACGACAGAAGCAAATTTCGAAACATTAAATCAGGTATGTAACCGTAAGGATGAAGCAGCATTGAAAAGAATGATTGCTGCCGGCCAAGTGTACATCCTTACTCCCTCAATGACAATTAGAATGGTCGATCATGGCTTTGCAAAATGTAAAGTATATGTTGTTGATTTAGGAATTGAGGTATGGGTATCAACGGATTTTATTGAATATAAATAGCTATGAATAATGATGAAATACGTTGCCCACGATGTAATTCTACGAATCTCCATGTGGACAAAAAGGGATTTAGCGGAGGTAAGGCTTTAGCGGGAGTTTTGACAGTTGGAGCACTTGGAGCACTTGCCGGAACTATAGGTAGCAATAATATTGAAGTTACTTGCTTGAAGTGTGGAAAAAAGTTCAACCCAATAAAAGAAGCGAAACAAAAAAGTCAGCGTGAATTCCAAGAAGAAATGGCCAAAAACAATCCAGTAGGACTTGTAATTGTGACATTTGGAAGTGCGCTGGCTGTTTTTCTATTATTTGTATCTGGCGTTTCTATCTGGTGGTCTGTATTTTTATTTTTAGCTGCTATTATTATTCCTTTATTTACTGGAAATAAAAAATAAAACAGATACGTGTGCGTCTTGAGGCCGTCTAAGACTTGTTAGACGGCCTTTTTAATTCGTACTGTTTTGCTATTCCAGAGTTTTTCCGAAAAGACAATTTGTAAAGGATTAAAAATTGTTAAACGGAATATTGGAACGGCTCATATGCCTAATTGCTTATTCTCCACAATCCAATAAGGAAGTGTTCCGCGCTTCTGCGCCTTCTTGATGCGATCTTGATTTTCTTTCATCCACCTCGTAAATCCACTTGGCAGTTCCGTAATCTCGTTTTCCGCATCTTCCCACCAATCCTTGCCTGTGCCTTCGTTAGCGATAATCGGGACAGCGTAACAGCGGCAATTCGGGTGCCACCCGATGAATTTGAAAGACTTCGGATATTTCCCCTCCATTGCGTCGCATATTTCCAGCGGGGCTCGGCCTTTCTTGAATCGCGGGTACCAGAATTTCGCCAGCCACGCAGCATGGGATTTGGAAGTCTTGACCTCGTACCCGACGATGAAGTCGAGCTGCTGCCAGCGTATACTGTCAGCTTCACGATAAGCGCTGTTTATTTCGGTGCGGGCCATGCGCATAGCGTTCTGATAGGACGAACGGTATACGCCTTGTCCAGGGTGATAAGCCTGTGCCGCTTTCGATAGGGTGAGATTGCCGAATGCATCTCGGACTCGCCGAAACAGTCTGTCCGGTTCATTCAGATACATGCGTACATCTCTGCTTATATTGGACGCACTTCGCCCCTCGCTGATGCCGACCGACAGCGACAACTCGACGTGTCGTTTGAATTGCTTGGCGACGCTCCAAACTCTTTCGGACAACGTGTGACCATAAGTCGTTCTGCGCTGGAATGCTTCGAGCGTATCGAGATTATGAAGCATCCACCCTTTTTTCGGATCGTCGAACAGTTGTTTTACCCATGAATCGTTTTTATCGTTGGAAAAAGCCCATTCCGCAGTGATTCCGGCTGTAATTATGGTAGTTAATTTGTCTTGGAACGAAACCAATGAGGCTTTGGCTTGTTTATGACGGCCTTTGTTAGATGAAAAGGCGAATAATCGCCCCGTCTCGGGTTGATAATTATATCCTACGCCCAAGCGAACCAATTCCTCCGAGGCAACATCATACAAAGCGTCGACCTGTCGGAGGTATTCTTCGACATGCGCTCGATGCTGTTGCTCCCATTGAGTAGCTTTCAAATTTAATCCGGGCATCGTTTCAAATTAGAATGTCGGCTCTACGATATTGCTCATTGACGCCTCTGCTTTTGCCTGCTTTATACGCTTGATTTCGGCGGTTACATCGTCAGCTGTTCCCATCAGTTCGACGCCCTTTTCAAGCGACATCACCCCGTCCTGCACGGCTCGGCCGATGGCAGCCCAGCGGGCGGTGACATCCTCACTGAATGGTTCCGCAAACTCATGCTCGATTCTGAGTGTGGCCAGCTCGGAACGAAGATGAATATGGGTCACATTCATCATAATGGCGAGAATGAGATTTTTCTCCCTATCTACGGCTATATCGTAAATCTCCTTATTGTTTTCCCTCTTAATGTATCCCAAAACCATCGCGCGCTTGATCGCTTCCCCTGACAAAGTCCCCAGTCCTGCCATTTTCTCGGGGGTGAACTCGGGGGTGAAAGTATCGAACAGTATAGACCGTGCAAGATCTTCCTTCTCTCGTTGTTGTGTCTCGGAAGAGGTTGGCGGATTGATGTATTCGAATTTCGAATTGTCGCCGGACATTTGGATCATTTTGCCCGGTTTGTCAGCACGACCTTTCAAGAACTCTACAACGTCGCTTGTAGCAGCTGCAATAGGGTCGGCAAAATAGTTATTTGTGTCGGCAATTTTGCTGTCTATATCTTCCTCGCGGTCTATGCGAGGATTAAGACTGCTCCATGCCTTATCCTGTTTGTAGTAAATAACATTTATTTTTCCCGTCGGGTTAAGCGATGCCGTAACTTCCCAATTAAGCGATCCTCGCTTACACCGGTAGATCGTATCGGGAGTTTGAATGTCGAAATGTTCAACGGTTGATGCCCCCTCTTTAAGGTAGTATCCATACCCGAATGCAATGAGATTGTTATATTGGTCGAATAGTGGCCGCAGGGTGTATCCTTCTGATTTGCATATTACCACGACTTTTACCTGCGGCTGGAAATTCTTATTACGATAAATATGATAAAGTTTCGCACATTCGGTCTCGGCCCCCGCTATGCGCTTTGCCCGACGCATGGAAACGTCAAACCGAATATCATGCAGAAATTGATTGTACGCCTCGAATGCTTCGTCCGATCCCTCGTTGTTCGCCTTTTTCCAGCGTATCGGATTTCCGAGCAGAAAGAACAACTCCACCTCATTGATATACTTCTGCCGTGCACGAGGCAATTTCTCGGTACGGTAAGGCCCTTGACCTTTCCGCATTTTGTCTGCCTTGCGCATAATACAGTGAAGTTCTGGATTATACTCTCGAATTGCCTGTAAAACCTCCGTATCGCGATTCTGCATGAGTGCTTGCACCTGTGTAATGTCTTTGTCCTTGATAAGCGTAAGTAAATCCCGCTCTGCACCGGCTGCGTTCAGATACTTATTGCGTATTGCATTGAGTAGGTTGTCGATGAATCCCATATCCGTATTTTTACCAAATTCCTAAATCCTCTTTGTCTAAATCTTCTCCATTGTCGAAATAGCCCCGCTTTTCGATTATTCCGGTCAGGGCATCTTCTGCGTCGTCATGGTTGTTAAACTCTTGCTGTTTGCGGTATGATTTGACATGAGAAGCAAACTCCGGCCATTTGTGCTCCCATCCTGTTGGAAAATAAACGAGGTTCTGTACTTCATTCGATCGCGTGAAGATGCGCACCCGCTTATTGTCGGTCTGAGTAAAAGGACAAAACGATGTAAAGTTATTCCCCATTATCCGGCATTGTGCTTCAACATTGCGCCCGAACGACCTGCCGCCATTGTTACTCTCGATATGACATATTTCCGTCTTGTTTCGGGATAACATCTCAGCCGTTGCTGGTTCTGTATATTCCATCGGCTTCTGTGTATATAGAATGTCCGTCACAAAATCGCCGATAGGAGTTTCCGTATAGCAGATCGAACATAGATAATCGCTGCCGGTGTCAGCGGTATCCGTATAATTTTTGCGCTTCATAGACGCAGCGTATGGAATGATGTCGTATGTCTTGAACTCTCCATACATCAGTCCTTCCAGTGGCTTGGGGTTCTGCATATACTGCGTCTCGAATACGAAGGAGTTCGATTTCTCGATTTTGTGCAACTCCTCCAATGTATGTTTGAAATCCCATAACGGTTGTTCACGACCGTTTTCATCATGCCAGATACAGGGCATCGAGAGTACTGTCCATTCTTTCGGCTCGATCTCTTGTAAATATCCGCATAGATCGTGTTCATGCAACCTCTGCATAATGATTATGATGGGAGTATTTCTAGAGTTTACGCGGTTGCGGATTGTCGATTCGAAGCGATTATTTACGCGCTCACGGATGGTTTCGGATAGTGCGTCCTCTGGCTTAATAGGGTCGTCAATAACGATAGCTCCCGCAAAGTCGCTTTCCCATGCAGGCATGAAATCGCCCATTTCGCGCCGTTCCCTGTCGGGATCATCCACTTGGCCTGCACCGAACCCCGTAACCTGCCCTGCCGCACTTACCGCATATAGTCCGCCGCCAGCGGAGGTGTACCACTTCTTAGCATTCTTGCTTTCGACGACTACTTCAGGGAAAAGCCGCTGGTAGTAGTCCGATTGTACTATTTCATTTATTTCTTTCGAGTTGTCGAGAACGAGGTCGTCGGAATATGACAGATGGATAAACTTGCTGCGGGGATTTAGCGCTAGCCCATAAGCGACGAAATTTTTCGATACAAGTTCTGTTTTCCCATATCTGGGTGCGATATTGATGATAAGACGCTTTATCTCACCCCGTACTACTTTATCGAGAGCATTGCATATTTTGTGGTGATGATTGCCGACAACAAACCGCATACCCGTTTTATGCTTGAACATATAACGGGTGAAATTCAGCATGCCGGAAAGGCAGAAGGTGCGCTCTATGTCTACATCACGAATAGGAGTGCGTCAATATTCTTCGTTAAGTTTCAACCCATATTGCTTAGCTTCCTCAGGAGAGAGTGTGCGGGGTGGGATTAAATCGGCTCCATCTGCCCCTGTAACCTCCTGACGCTCCACATACCCTCGTTTCTTTCCTCGTGTTTTGAGGGTGAAGATGATTGCCGTTTCGGATGGACGTTCTATCCAGCCAGCAAATCTTTTTTCTCCGTTTTCGTCTTTCTCAATGGCAGGAACTCCCGCTACCAACTTGCGCAAATTACTTTCGGCCAAATCAACAAACCGTTCACGGGAATCTTCGAGGGCTTGTTTGAATTCGGGATCATCATTACACCAAGCATAGACAGTAACCCTTTCCACTCCGATGTGGGCGGCAATATCGGATAAAATGCCGCCGCAAGAATTTGCAATCTTGCGGAATGTCGCAATATTAGGCTTTTTACTCGGAGCACCCATTTTTTATAGTGTAAGGTTTGTGAGGTTATTCCACCCGTTCAACCATATCGGCGAACGTCTCCCCAGGGATGATTTTATCATCCGGGCCGAACCCAAATCGAAGCATGAACGACGATTTTGCCCGATATGACTTGAAATTGATCATTACATAGGATTCGATGTCTTCGGCCTTCTGCTCTGCCTGTTGCCTAATTTGTTCTTTCATCTCTTTAACGGCCGCTTTTCTTTCTTCGAACGGCCGCTGCACTTCCACGAAATCATCCAGCGTATCGGCCAGCCCTGAGTTCACTTCGTCTTGCATGACGGATATACCATATATGTTCATGTCTGCTTCGGAAAGGCCTGCAGCTTGATAATCTATTTCCGGCACGAGCACTTTCATCTTCTCCATGTCAAACTCACCCATTGCGGAGGGCGAGTTCATGAAAATATTCTGTTCGCGCTCGGTCTTGTCGTCCAACTCTACCGCCTCTACTTTGATCTCATAATTCGTTTCGGGCGTACCATCGTAATTGTTGATGATGTCGAGCGTCTGCACGCGCTTGTGTCCCGACACAAGATAGGATGAACGTCGATTCCATACGATACCTCCCAGATAGCCGACAGTCTTGAAGTTCTTTTTGAGTTTCTTGATGACTTCTGGATCCTCTTTGCGTGGGTTGTAAGGAGCGAATTTGATTTGCGATCGCTTGATTACGACCGTTTCACTCTGATTGTATTTGGGCTGCTGCTTTTTCTGCGTCATAACGGAGTAAGATATTGCGTGACAGAGGAAATACTTTGTAAATCTTTTCGAGGTCTTGCGGATAGTGTTGGCGCAGGTAATCGAATACCTCCGGCAAAAACGTCAGACCTTGCGATTTGTTCTTGTTGTAGGATATGGGCTCAGGCAGTTTCTTTGCCTTGATGTAGGCCATGACGTCCGATTTCTTCCACTTGGATAGAGGATAGATCTTGTTCGTATTGCTTATGGCTTCATTTTCATATCCGCGCAACATAAGACAGCGATTCATTCCGTCCGACTGTTTCATACCGTAGAAAGAGTAAGATATTCCCGTTTTCATCCGAACGGATTCATCAAGGTCTTTCAACGATAACAGCTTTACATTGGGATTAGGAATGCAGTATAGCCCGCAACGGAGAACGCGCGTCAATGTCCAATGGGGGATTTGCAGAATGGTAACGTTGGAATAACGGGCTTTGATGGCTCGCAGGTAGTTGTCGATGTGGTCGAGACCTTTGACGAAATACATGAACACGCAAACGATCTCTTTGAAGTGCGGCGCCATCAGGTCGAGCAATACCTCGCTGTCTTTGCCGCAAGAATAAAAAAGGATTGCTCTATCCGTTTTTTGACGGACAGAGGCAATCACTTCGTTTGCATGGTCTATCGGGGTCATGATTAACCTGTTGCCATGCCAAAGGCGGCGCGAATGTCGCGTGCACGACCGCCTACTGTACGATAACGAACACGGCTAACGCCGGTCGTCCGATTGATTCGATTTCTTACTGAATTTCGAGTGCAGCTTGAATTTTAGAAGTTTGACAATATGATTTAACCTACGGAAAGGCCTCGGGCGGCAGATCGTCTTCTGTTATAATCTCTCATTACTGAATTATAAGCCTCAACGATTCTTAGATTACGTTCGGTAAAATAAGTCCCGTATCTGGCAGCAGCTTCATCGGCAAGCCTCTGTCTTTGTGCTGATATTTGCGCCCCTGTTTTTTGTCTTCGTCTTCGAGTGCAGCTTGAATTTTAGAAGTTTGACAATATGATTTAACCTACGGAAAGGCCTCGGGCGGCAGATTGCCTAGCTCTTGTATATGCACTGGTCGCCCTTGCATACCTATTCGCAATAACACCATTTCGGCCACCCATATTTGCGAGGCTACTTAATCCTACAGCAGGATTAGGCGTGCGGCGTCGCAATTCACTCGTTATACGGCTGTATTGCGCGTCAAGCTGAGTTGCTGTTTTTTGTCTTCGTCTTCGAGTGCGGCAATGATTCTAAGGGTTTAACAATTCATTTTCTCGATTACCTTGCCGAGGTGGTAGTCGATCTCGGTCATGGTATATTCGTTGCCGTTGTGCTCGTACACAATCGGCTCTTTCGTCTCTTCATCGCAAACGTCTACCAACTCAGCACCTTTGACCTCGACCAGCGCGCCGGGGCGGTTGGTTTCGTAACCTACCCAGAACTGTATGGCGTCGTAGTGGTTGATAACCGTGTCAACGCCCTTTTCGCTGTCCCACGCCGATTCGGGCACGCCACTGTCTTTCTTGTAGATTTTGCCTGTGTTGTTGTCTCGGTACGAAATGTACTTCGTGTTGGTCGGACGCACTTCGCGGGTCTCGATCTTCTTTTCGCCCGACAGAATAGCGTCGAACCATTTTTGTTTGATGATAAGCGTTAAAATTTTCATAGCCGTAAATTTCATTAGTAGCGGGGGCAAGAATCGAACTTGCGCCTGCGGGACACTAACCCGCCGTGGTAACCTCTGCACTACCCCGCATATATTTTCAAGGCAAAGATGCGAGGCTTCGGCACATTGTGCAAATCGAATTTTGCTCTTTTGCTAAGATAATATTATTTAAGCTAAAATACAAGGTTCAGCCGCTTGAAGCATCGCCACTCTTGGCGCTCGGTGTCGAAATATACTTGTACGGTGTCGTTTTTCTTGCGGGTATCGCTGCCATCGATGGGCGGTACTATGTCAGAGCGCAGCGTGCCCCACGCTTCACGCAGGGTGCCGTCCACCTTGCGAAAGTAGAACCGCACTACCTCAGTGTGCATCTTTCGCACAAGGCAGAAGTTGCGCCACGCGAGTTTGAGGCACTCGCTGAATGCCTGGCGGGTCGTGCGATAGAATCGCCATGCCATGCACATGATGTTTGATAAATCGGTCGGTTTCATCGTGGTTAAGGTTAAAAGTTAGCTTTGAGTTTTAACAGTCGTAATACTTCGCGTAATTCGCTGTCGGTGTATTTCTCAGCAATCTCTCGCGATACGCCGTTCAGGTTCATCGCAAGCTCGATTGCACGGGCTTTCGATACTTTCGGTGTGGGTTTGCGTAATTTCATTGTCGTGCTATTTATCGAATATTGTGATAATTTGTTTGATACATTCTTTCTGTTCTTTGAGCAAGGTGGCCCTGAGGGGCCACCCTTATTGCCTCGTCGCTCATAGCATTGATTGAGGTATTGCCGGCAGTGGACACCAGAATTTGACATCTGAATCGTTTGTACAATTAGCCCAATGCCATCGTGTACAGTTGGGGTCGGTCTCATCATGGGGTATTCGCTTGGTAATATACACGCAAGGGCGCAAGCCTTGATGTTTCTGCTCGACTACAAGAACCCTCTGCTTCATATCGGGTAATGCTTCATTTACGTCTGTCCATTTCATAATACTTTGTTTTTAAGTTTTACCACCGGCGGCAGGTTGCCGCCACGCTTCGGGCCTGAGGTCTGTTTATAGCCGCCCGAACGGCTTTTTAATCGAGTTTGTAAAGCAGCAACTGGCAATCTTCAACGTGTAGAACTCTCGTCGGTTCGACTTTGTCGATGTATCCGAAGAAGTCGTTTTTATCTGCATAGACGTACGCCCACTGGCCTTTCAGTTCGATTTCTTCTCTTGTGCCGAAATAGGCTACGGTGTCATCTACCTCTTCAACAAGGCCCCATGCCTCATTGCCAATACCTTCTCTGTTGATCGCGTCGATCACTTTAAATGCAAATGCGTTCATAGTTCTATTGTTTTTATTTGTTAGTTCAACATTTTCTTCAACCAGTCAGCAGCTTCTTTGTCTTCTTCGCCGTCCTCGTCATAAACTGCTTCAACGGCTACCGTTTCGTCCTCGATTGACCAGCTCGGCGCCGTCCAGTAGTCACCCTTGTCCTCGACGATCTCGGCGTCGTATGCGATAACGGCCGTAATACCGTTACTCTCGATCTCGAAGGTCTCGGCTTCGCCGTTGAGCTTCGTAATGTACGCTGCCGCCTGCTTGGCGAGGTTTTGCATCGTGGTATAGGTTGCCGTTGTCATAGTTATTATAGCTATTGGTTTTATTTTCTGATGCAAATATAAAGCTATAAATTTAATTATGCAAATAAAAATTAAAGTTTTTGCTATTATTTTTGTAGAAAAATAAAGTTATAGCTACATTTGTACCAACACCAAACATTTAAAGCTATGGATATAAAGAGATCAATAAAAGCTAACGGCTTAACTGTTAAAGAAGTGGCCGAAAGAATGGGAATTACACCCGTAGGACTTAGCCAACATATTAATGGGAATCCGAGTGTAGAAGTGCTTGAACGTATCGCCGCTGCTATTGGCTGTAACGTGGGGGATTTTTTCGCCCCTCAGCCGACGAACACGATAATGTGTCCGAAATGCGGTACGGTGTTAGAGGTCAAAGAAAGGAAATAATCATGGAGCAAGAGTTGATCCTATACAATTCGGTGGATGGGAAAAGTCGCGTATCCTTATTAGCACGCGACGGTTCCGTTTGGCTCAATCAAGCACAGATCGCAGAACTTTTTGCCACCTCTGTTCCCAATATCAGCCAACATATAAATAACATATTAAAAGATGGTGAGTTACCAGATGAATCAACTATTAAGGAATACTTAACAGTTGCCCCAAACGGCAAATCGTATCAAATAAAATTTTATTCACTGGAAATGATTTTGGCAATAGGTTTCCGCGTCCGATCCATCCGTGGCGTGCAATTCCGCCAGTGGGCAAACCGCAATCTCGCCGAATATCTCCGTAAAGGCTTCGTTATCGACGATGAGCGCCTGAAAAACCCAGACGGCCGCCCCGACTATTTCGACGAGTTATTGGATCGCATTCGGGATATACGTGCCTCGGAAAAGCGATTTTATCAGAAGGTGCGCGATCTGTTTGCATTGAGCAGCGATTACGACACGACGGACAAGGCTACGCAAATGTTTTATGCCGAAACGCAAAATAAGCTCCTCTATGCCGTAACAGGACATACATCCGCGGAGATCGTGATGCAACGAGCCGATGCAAATGCTCCCAATATGGGGCTTACCTCCTGGAAAGGTGCCGTAGTACGCAAGCAGGACGTTATTATTGCCAAAAACTACTTGACACACGACGAACTCGATTCTTTGAACCGGTTGGTTGTGATCTTCCTCGAAACAGCCGAGTTCAGGGCAAAGAGCAGGAAAGACCTTACGATGGGATTTTGGAGGGAGAACGTAGATAAAATTCTGGTATCGAATGATCAGCCCCTTTTACCCAATGCCGGTACGGTTGGCAAAGAGCAAAAAGACGCATTCGCCTACCAGGTTTATGAAGAGTTCAACGCCCGCAGAAAACGTAAGGCCGCAATCGAAGCCGATCGGGAGGATATGGAACAGTTAAAGGAGCTGGAATCCGAAATCAAACACCGAAAATAAGACCTGCCTGCATTGCGGGAAATTGATAACCATAAAGGTGGAATAACCACAGCGACACGACGATATGGAACTGCAACCCATCCAAAGCAAAATTTACGAAATACGAGGCCAGCGGGTAATGCTGGACTTCGATTTGGCGGAACTCTACCAAGTCCCGACAAAAGCACTTAAACAAGCTGTACGACGCAACAGCGAAAGGTTTCCATCGGATTTCATGTTTGAAATCACTGAATCAGAGTATAACGCATTGAAAACCAGTTTGAGGTCACAATTTGTGACCTCAAACAAGGGAGGTATCCGGTATATGCCATTTGCATTCACCGAGCAAGGAGTGGCAATGCTTTCGAGTGTGTTGCGCAGCGAAACGGCAATACAAGTAAACATTGCCATTATGCGTGCTTTTGTGGCGATGCGCAACTACATCATGACCACGACGACAGTAACGGCAGAGCTGGCCGAAATTCGGGCAAAACTGGCATTGTTGGAACGGGCCGACGCCGACAATGCCGAGGCCATCAGCGACTTATCGGAGGATATGCGTAAGGAGCTCGATAACATCTATAATGCCATTGCGGCCTTGTCGGTCAAATTGCCGCAGGCCCACAAGACCGGACAGCCGATAGGGTTTAAACGATCAGACACGGAGAAATGACTCATACAAAGGAAGTACGACGAACGGCGGAGCCTGCAAGGTTTCCGCCGTTCGTTTGTTTGTTGTGCCGAAAATTCCTATGTTGGCAAAAACATTACATGTAATGCGAATATAGGCTTATATTTCTATTCTTCAAAAATATTACTTTCAAAACAGTAATTATAACCCTATTTTAGAATAACTTAAAACCTTTGATTCCCTCTTCAAATTTTATTTGCATTTGTTGTTGGATATTGCGACGAGATTTTGTATATTTAACACTACCTTCTGGGTATAATGGCATTATCCTACTTTGCTTTGCTTAAAGGGAGCGACAAGATCAAGAATGCGATCCAAACGTTCCCCTTGTTTTTTCAGCTCTTCTTGATTCATACGGAGGGTGTTTCCATGCTGTTCAATAGCAGACAATAAATTTCGTAAGTCCATAGCTGTAATATTTAGGTTCGTAGTTTCTTCGGATATTGGGGTATTTTCTTTAAGCATGGTACCTTCACCTGTCAACAACCAACTATATTGTATTCCGAATAGGTCGCTCCATTTTTGGGCGACCTTTTTCCCGAAAGGCTGACCATTCAGATATGCTCCTACGGCCTGTTGCGAAACACCCAATTTAGCAGCTATTTCAGATTGGGTTATCCCTATACTGCTGAAATGCTCTTTTAATTGTTCGCCGATATATTTATAGTCGGTCATATTATTATAATATTTTCTTATACATATAAAATATCTGTAATTCCCTATTGTATACAAATAAATTTATTGTATATTTGCACTGTAATTCAATAATCGTATGGCAAATTTAATCACAAATAGCGAAAAATCAAGAGGTCGCAGTGTTAAACCCTCTATTCTACCCTTTGAAGGGTATCTGCAAAGCATCAGCGATCCACTTGAAAGACGGGTGCTTATTGACGAGTGTAAGCATGCTATCGGCACTACGAGCGACACAACTATATACTTCTATCGTATCGGTCGTCGCCGCCCTGACATTCTTAAACGTCGCGAGATAGCCAAGATCATCCGTCGTCACTCGGGCGACAGCAGCTATACCGCCGACAACCTCTTCCCAGTGGAGTTTTACGAATAGATATAGTCATGATAGTATTATGCATCATATTGGTGTTGATCGCCATTTTATCGCTCATTATCTGCGTGCTTGCATTGCGTGCCATATATCGTCAATACGAGCAAAAAAGCAATCCTCTCCTTATCGCACAAGGGGTATTGCTCGTACTGCTCAATATGATTAACTGTGCTTGCGTGGTAGAGAGTATAAATAAGGTATTTCAATAAAAACACTCAATATAGCTTATGCAAACGCTCCGCAATATAGAGTTTTTCAACGATCCTGAGGGTGGGGTAATGGTACGCGATACCGAAGGCGTCCATACTTACCAGCCCGAAGACAAGATGCTGACAGGGGCATTGTTTACCCGCATCGAGACCGAATATCCGAAAGCATTCAAGGCTCTCGCCGAGATTTACCGCAAGAGCCGTGCGAACGTGAACTACTACCGGTTCCTGATCTGCCACCGTTTTGTTCGCTGCAACTTCGGAAGGTTGGACAACAGGCAGGACATCGACGGGATGGGGCGCTTCACCTTCGAGGATGTGAGCTGCCCGATCAAAGGCGAATGCAAGTATGCCGGCATTATATGCAGCCCCGAGTTCGATACCCGATTGACCGAGCGGCAGAAGGAAGTGATGAAACTCTATATGGAGGGGATGGGCGATGAAGAGATTGCGGATATGCTTTACATATCGCCTGAGACGGTGCGCACAACGAAGCGCGACGCCTTCCGTAAGGCCGAGGTGCACTCACTGGCTGAGTTTACGATGAAGTATAAAGACAGATTATAACCTAACAACGATATAAGGATGAAAACACTCTATTTATGGGAGAACGGATGGACACCTTTCCATTACAATGATTTATCCGACTTGAAAGATGAATTTGCTGCTCGCGGGATTATGCTGGGCTACGGCTGCGAGCTGGGCAACGGCTGCAAGTTGGGCTACGGCTGCAAGTTGGGCTACGGCTGCAAGTTGGGCTACGGCTGCGAGCTGGGCTACGG